TTCTTCTCTTTTTAATTTGTTTGATTGCTTGAAGTCAATGATCGTAGGTTGATCATCATATAAACCAACTACATCTGTTGCACCTGCCCATCTATCTTCATATGCAAGACTAACTTCATTACCCCATACTTCTTTTAACTTACCTAGGTTGTCTACAATTTCGTGAGCCATGAGTCGTGGTAAGGCACCCTCTGGTGATAAATTAATGTAACCTCTACCATCAATATAATTCTCTAATACATAATGCATCTCAGTTCCTCGAGTTGCAGCTTGAGTAGTTATTCTTTGCGCTTCCTGATAACCCACTCTTTCTCTCCATCTATCAAGGCCTGCTTTCTTATCTTCTGATTGTGTAGCTGATAATATAGTTGTGACCGATGGTATTTTTATATCTCCAACATTATAGTGCCGTGAGCCGAGGTCATTGTCTCGAGTATACTTTGCATAGTCGTATTTCTTTTCGAGTTTTAAATCAGTAATACTAAATGAATTATTTTTTCTAACAAGACGCACAAGGTCTTTTAGAATACTTTAAATAGAAGAGCAACTATTATTCCAATCATAGATGTCATTAAGAATGCAGTAGAAGATATAAGAATTTTTTCAATTCTATGTATATCTGTATGTAATTCTTTTATTTGTTTATTAGTTTGTTCTTGCATATATCTACATAATTTCTCATGGTCATCCATTCTTTGATGAGCCAATGTATCTTTATTAATAACTTTTCTTGGCACTGACTATCCCTCCCTTACTAAAAAGGTTTAAGGCCTGGGCTAGTTCTGTGTTTGATTGTTGTCCACCCATAGGTAAATTAGAAGGTTGGACATTTGGTAATGGAATATTAGCAGTTGTTCTGTTACCTGCTTGCTCAGCTGTTTGTGGAACTTGATTTGAATCTATTGGTATTACATCAGCACTTGCAGGGTTTTCATTGGGTACAACATTAACTGCTTTTAAATCACCATTAAGCATTGCTTGAATTTGTTCTTGATTTGCTTTTATTGTATTTTGTACTAAAGTATTTTGATCTTCTGTAATTATGTTATTACCAACTAAACCTGTACCTAATTGGTTCATGTATCTTGTATAACCAACTAAACTATTTGTAGATGTTCCCTTAACACCTTCAGTAACAAGTTTCATAAGTTTAGGGTTTGAAAACATTCTAGCCAATCCAGCGGGACCAAGTATAAATACACCAGCAGTACCAGGATCAACAGCTCCTGTTCCCAAAGCTAAAGCTCCACCAAGTTGTGATATAGCTCCCGCTTCTTTTAGTTGAATAAAAATAGTTCCTCTTCCCTTACCTGTAGTACCTGGTCTAAATATTTTTCCTTCTGCATATTTTAATGCATCCACATACTCATTCATTAATTTACCTTGTTCTTTACTTATTAGACCACCACTTTTTATAAAACTTGCATATTTGTTTTGAACAAAATCTCTTGCCTTACTTGCATCAAGATAAGTATATTGATTATCATACTTAACAGTGTCATCTAAAAACTTTTTAAAGAAATGTCCTCTAACACCATCTTCAATTTTCTTTGCTTCCTCTAAGGGAATTAATCTTGTACCTTGTGATGTTTTAGCGTTAATTTGTGCTAAGAAATCATCCGTATAACTTTTTTGATTTGCTTTAACAATCATATCAAATATCTTTTCTTGACCAACTTGTTTCTTAGCAATACCAGCAAAGACACCATTGTTAAAAGATCTACTACCTAATTTAGTCAACTCTGTTAAATCATTTCTTAAAGTTCTTACATTACTGGGAAGATCCGCTCTTTCCATAAGATCAGATACTCTTCTTAAAATTTCCCCTCTCATTCTAGAACCTTCAGCAGTTTTAGTTACAGTTCTACCAATATTTTTATATGCATTTGCTAATTGTCCAAAAGTAGCGTTTTGAGGTACGCCTGCCATTGTTTCTTGTATCATACCAATCGCTTCATCATACTGACCTTTAAATGGATTAGTTTGCATTTCGTTCATTTGTTTACCTAAATAAACACCTAATGAATCAGTTTCTTGCATTCTACCTAATTGAGGGTTCCATAATTTAATTGGTGCATTACCATTAGTTCTTATAGGTACAACTCCAGATTCATCAATTAAACCTGCTACTTTTAAATAACCTTCTGATAAAGTTTGATTATAAAGTTTTTCAGAATTTTTTAAACTCTGTTGCATCATTACACCAAAAGCTTGAGGATCTAGTACATCAGCATCAACACCTCTAACTGCATTTTCAACAAGATCATCTATCCCTGCTACTAAACCAACACGTGCGCCACCTGATGCAGCTCTCATTCTACCTGCTCCAAATAAAGAAGCTTCTGCTATAGATTGCAATTGATCAATGACTGCATTCTCAGTTAACATAGCTGGAGTAATACTACCAGCCTCTACTTGTGCTAAAAAATCTCCACCAAGTTTTTGCTCTTGTCTAGCTAATACTTCTAATGCTTTTTCTGGACTTCTTAATGTGGCTATCTGATCTGCCGATAATCCTGGGTTAGCTTCAATTAATTCATCTATACCTTTTGATGTAAGGTTTCCAGATCTTATTTTTCCTAATGCTCTATAGAAATCTTTTTGTCTATCTAAAACTTTTGTTGCTGCATTAGCTGTTCTTAATGTATTAACACTTCCTGTTGCAACTTTGTTATACATTTTAGCTAAACCACCTGCCATACCAAAACCTAAAACTTCACCAAAGCCACCTTGCATCGATGCTCTTGCAACTTCTCTTACAATGTTTTCTTTTGGATCAAATGCTTGTGCAACTGCAGCACCGGTACCACCCCCTGCGGCTGCTCCTAATGATGCTCTTCCAATTTTACCAACTGTGCCTGCACTTATATTTAATAGTGGTCTTGCTATTCTAGCTATTCTTGCAGCAGATACGGCAGTCAATGCTAAAGATGATCCACCAGAAAAAGGAGCCATTGCAGCTCCAGCTATACCACCAGCAATAGATAAACCAACCTCTGTTGCTATTCTCATAAAACTAGGTGAGGATAAAAAACTTTCTGTGTCTTGATTGTACTTACCTTTTTGTGCTTCGTTTAAAACATCTTCAGGCTTAATTAAAAACTCATCATTGTCTAAAATAGATGATCCTGTTTGTTCGTCTTCAAAATTTCTAGCACCTAGAAAAGTATCAATAGCTAATTGTTCTTTTGCAGTTGGTTGCTCACCTTCAATTTTAAATTTTTGTCCTGAGACTACTATGTCAGCCATTAGTTTGCTCCTGTAAGATCTATTGTATCACCTACTCTTTTAAATTTTATATCTTGTGCTAGATCAAAAGTAATTGCTTCGGTTGCACCTGAACTGTCCATTATGTTCATAGCATCTTCAAAAGATGCATTCTGATCTTCAGCTAGAGCAATAGTTTGATTCATGTATTTATTTAATGCTTCCATTTTTCCTTCAAAGGTAACTTCTGTATCACCTAATTGTGGAATCATTCTTTTTAATCTTTCTGCTTCTTGCTCAGATACTGCAGCTCCAGAAATTGCTTTACCTAAGAATGAAGTAGTTTTTTGAATATCTGCTTTTAAGACTGCATATTTTTTTGCATTCTCAGTTCCTAATAAATTTGTTATAGGTGCTATTTGTCTATATGATAAAGGACCAACTGGTTTTCCTAATTCCATATAACCTTTTGCAACATCCCCTAAAATAGCTTTAATTTCTTTTGCACCTCTAGCACTCTTTAAAGCATCTGCACTTGGTTTACTAATAACATTAATCTTACCTTCGGCATCTACTTGAGCAGAAGTTCCTGGTGGTAATTTAGCTGCTTTTAATTCTTCAGTAGTCATTAGTCTTGCAGCCTTTTTAGGTTTAGCTTTCTCTAATGCAATTATTGTTGCAGGTAATTTTGATACCCCTTCTCCTAAAGCACTCAAGGCATTACCTACACCAGAACCTTTTGCTTGAAGTAATGGTCCCGCTAAAGTTGCGGCATATATAGCTTTTTCTTTAGGGGTAAGTGAACTTAATCCACCTTTTTGATAATGTTTAATAGTTGGTTTTAAAGATTTAAAGTATCTTGTCTTAAACATTTTTCTTGTTAATACTTTATCCATAACTACCTCGGTTGCATCATATTATACGTAGCATATGCACCTAGTCCAGCACCTGCTGCTTGTGCTAATGGATTAGAGCCGGGAGACGTGGTTGCTGTAATACTACTCTGTGTAGTAGGTAAGTTAGTCATGATACCTTTCATAAACTCTACTCTTTGATAAGGCTCATAAGCTCTTTGTAATTCTGTTTGTCTTTGTGCATCTAATGCTCTTTGACCAATACCTCTTTGTACTGCACCTGCTTGCATCTGGGCGTTAATATCTGCAAGACTCATAGCTTGTTGTTGTGCACCTAGTTGACCTAACATTTGTCCACCTGCAAGTTGTTGTTGTCTTTGAGTTTGAGCTGCACCTAATGCAGTTTGAAAACCTTGTGCCTGTGCTTGACCCATAGCTGAAAGAGTTCTTCCTTGAAGTTCTGCTTGTTGAACTCCTTGTCTACCACCACCAAAAGCTCCCGCATCTATCGCTGATGCAGATAATTGATTTTGAGCAATCTGTCCTTGTCTTCCAATTTCATTTGTAACGTACTGTTGATAAGGATTTAAAAACTGTCCAATGTTTGGATTTTGCATTCCTGTTGCAATAGAACCTATACCAGCTCCAACTGTCCCTGCGCCAACACCAGTTTGACCTGCTTGTGTAATACCAGCTTGTTCTAATGGTGAAATACCTGCAACTTGTATACCAGGTATATTTACAGGTTGTGCAGCTAAACCTGCTGCTTGATCATATAGTGCTAATTTTCTAGCTTCAACTTCTGGAGCTTCTCTAGCAATTGTAGTTTGCGTACCAGAGCCACCTCCTCCACCTCCACCACCACCAAGATATTGTTTTAATCCTGTAGTAGGGTTAATGCTTCCTTGACCACCAACGCTTTTTAAAAGTGTTGATTCAAATTTATTTATATGTGCAAGTTCAGTATCTCCACCAATACCTTTACCAGATAAATCTTTGTATAAGTCTTTAAATAATTTTATCTTTTCTTGTACATTTAATTTTTTTATATTTATCATAATTCTTTTTCTACTTGAACATGTGTTGCCACATATCCTTTTTGTTTAAATAAAGGGACATAACCTGGTCTTGAAAAGATCTCCATTTTTTTACAACCTTGTTCTTTAGCCCATTCAGCCACTTTATCAATTTGATCAAACCATTCTTTGTACCGTTTACCAGTAACGATTTTAGCATCACAAACTTTATAGTTAGGATATTCTCTAATTTCAGTAACACCCACACATAAAATTTCGTTAGTATCTGTAACAGCCAACCAAAGTTGCATAGTCCCATTTTTACAATGCTCTTTAATATGTTCTTCACTTATAAACCCTCCTGCTCTTATGCAAGCTTTGTGTACTAATTCTTTTGCTAAAGGCCATACTTTGTCTACCTCTTCTTTACTGAACTGTATTAGTTTGGTTGTCATTAACTAAATCGTAAATTCTTTTTAATTTTTTTTGTTGATCATAAAAATAATCAGCACCTGCTTTTCTCATACTTTTATAACTCTTTGGATCTCCACCAGATAATATACCTGCACCTAATACTGCATCTGCACGTGACACAAACTCTCCATCAGCTAATTGAGCTAACATTGTATCTTCATCCTTATCCCCGTTACCTGCACCATCTTCTACATAACCTTCTGCTCTTACATAATTATTGTAATCGTTTTCGTTATGATCTGTTTTTGATGGTAGGTAGTTTACACCACCTTTATTAAATTTTGGAATAGCAGTTGCTAGTCCACCTTGATTTGCATAAAACATATCTGAACGAAGAGTATCATCCATTGAAGGTTGAGTATTTTTTGCAGGTACAAAAGCACCTTCTAATTTACCAGATTGTTCTTCATATGCTTTTTTATAATCTTCTGAATCGTAACCTTTTATGCCACCTTCGTCATCACCTCCTCCAGCTAATAATGGAAGTAGTGTTGATGCAGTAACTAATTTAGTTCCTGTATCCATTCCTAAAATTCCTTTACCTGCTTGCTCTGCAACAGCTTTTTTTGTAACTTCTCCTGCTGCATTTTTCACTGCTGCTTGCTCTGCAACAGCTTTTTGTCCTAAGATACCTTTAAGACCACTGAACGCTGAACCTTGTCCAATGTTACCTAAAAAACCTTGCCCTGCTGTAACACCTGGAATACTTCCTGCGCCTGCAGCCGCCCCAAAGGCGTATGCTCCACCACCTAATAGAGCTGCATCTCTCAATGCTCTCTTTGTTGATTTACCTCGAAGTTTTTGTACGCCAAATGTGGCTAGTGCTATTGTAAATGGATCCATAGTCTAATTAATTAATTATAGACAATATTACCATTTTACTTGGTTAGTTTCAACTCATCAGCAAAGCGTCCCTCATACTGATGCTCTCCTACATGGACAATAGTATCCCCTATATAGGCATGACATTTACCACCTATATCTTTCCAAAGCTTACAGAATGAGAAGTCTTCTCCAAGATAAGTCTTAGTCTCTGGGTCGTGGATCGTGTCAAAAAAATTCCACATATGTGGCTTATCTACATACTCTCCATTAATAACTGTCTTTTGTACAATAGATTTTTCTGGGTATGCTTCTATCATCTTGTCTATAACAGATCTTTTAATTAACATACATCCTGTTGGACTATGGGTTACTTCCATAACACCTTTGTCTATTTTAATATTTGTATCATCTTCAACTCTCATAGGATAAGTATTAAATGATTTTTTAAGATCATTCATTGTTTTGATTTCATTATTATTTATACGATCCATAACTTTATCCCACATCATTGTTTTTAAGGGATAAGGTATAGATAAAATATCTTTATCTCTATCAATCATTTTAATTATAGATTCTGCATGAAAATATATATCTGAATCAATGAATAGCATATGAGTATAATTAGATTCTAAAAAACCTGCAACACACAAGTTTCTACCTTGAGTAACAAGAGAAGACTTCATCAATTGAAATGTTATTTTTATTTTTTTTTCAAAAGCTAATTTTTGTAATCCTAATAATGCATTAGTATAATGTATTGAACATTCACTATGTACAGGAGTAGCTACAAAAATAGAATAAGGTTTTATCTGTTCATTTTTAGATTCACTTTTCCATATGGGTGCTATAGCTTTGTCAAAAGGTTTTGAATCTATTTTTAATTCTTTAAGTGTTTGATAGGTGTCTTTATTTACTGTTTCTTTCACTAATCGCTCCTTTCAAAAAGCTTGTCCATTCCATTCCTTTTTTCTCCCAACTATAAAATCTTTTATAAAACTTTTGTTGTTCTTCCAAATGGTCTTGTATAAAATCTTCATGTAAGTATTTAGCTGCAGTATTAATAGCTTCTCCTGTAGCTATAGCCATACTTTCATAATTAGTAGAATAGTTTATATACACAGGCCACTCTGCACATGTTTCATATAGTGCTCCAAAGTTATTTGTAATTACATGAACTCCAGAAGCTAATGCTTCCAAAGCTGATGCACAAGAAGTCTCTTCAAATATAGATGGATAAACAAACATATCGTAGTTAGGCATCATCTCTCTAATATATTCATTAGGTTTATAACCAATATAATTTACATTAGATAATTTTTCTGCTTGTTCATACAAGGGCTCAAACTGTTTATCATTATTTTTTTTAAATTCATCTCCATAGACTTGCGATGAACTATATACATCTAGTATAATATTAGGGTTCTTTATTTCCTGCATTGCACCTAATAAAACATTTAAACCTCTCCATGGTGTACAGTGATGTATAAGTTTAATAGGATCTCCTTTTTTATAAATCTTTCTTATTGGAAAATTATCTATACCATTTTTTATAACAATAGATCTTTCTGTTGGTATATCAAAAAAGTATCTAAACTTTTCGTAATTCCAATGACTGTTAAATACATACCAATCATATTCTTTATGCCTTGATTTATCTCTAAAGAAAGGTTGTAGATTATTTTGATCCCAAGAATTTTTTTGCCAAAGTATATTAACCTTATTAGAATCTATTGGTACTTTACCAGGAATTGAAGTACATATTTGTACTTGATCTAAGAGATCTTTTGAAACATGCTTATTCAGCATCTCCATTTGTATTTCGGTTGCGCCTCGAGGTTGCATTATTTTTTGGTTTCTGCCCCCATAGAAACTTTAGTAACTTTAATTTCAAGGTCTTGTCTAAAATCATCCACAGTAGTGTCAGTATTGGGGTCAGCAACATCAGCATCAAAATCATCTTTACTAGCATATACTTTACCAGTCCTTTTATGTTTTACAATTTCTTTTGCTTCTGCTGGTATTTTAATTATATCACTCATTTTTGTCTCCGTCCTTGTCTATTATATTTTTTATTATTCTGCAACTTCTTTTTTTTATTAGGGCTCTTACAATGTCTTCTAGGTCTCTTTCTAGGTTTATCTCTTTCAACAAAGTCTTTAAATTTTCTAGCCATTTTCCTGTGAACGGTCTATTAAAGCATAACTAACAATACCTGTAATCTCATTAGCTGCACCTGCTTGCATTGATAAAACATCACTTGCTTCTAGATTCAAAGATCCTTTAACCATATTTGCAGTTGCTTTATTTAATTCTTCATAAGAAATTTTTTTAGCTGATCCACCTGATTTTGTAACTAAGGCGTGAGTATCTACATTACTCGCAGTATCATGTACTGCTTGTATACTTTTTACAATAATAGTTGCATCACTAGGGCACGTTAGAACTGGTGTAACGTTAGTAGTTGTTAAATCAAATGTTTCGCTTTTATATCTTATTGTCATTGCATAAAGTAATTAAACGAATCTTGTTCGTTTTTCAAGTCCTGTTGATACGAAGTATTTAATTGATTTTCAATAGTTGCAAGACCTTGGTTTATTTGTCTAAATCCTTCTACACTATATTCTTGTGGTGGTTCTGGTACATATACGTTTATCTTAGCCATTATCTTCTTCCATCAGGGTTAACGTCTGCTCTAAATGTTCCAAATCGCCATGTCTCATCTACTGCAGTATTTTGTATTTTTATATTTGCAAGTCTTCCTCTAGCTCTTGTATCTATCTTTTGTGTACTAGCATTAATTGTAAAAGGTCCTAACTGTGAAGATGATCCAGAATCAATAGGAAAGTTTTTTAAAAAAATTGTAACAATTGCATTACCTTGAAGGTTTTTAAAATCTGGTAAAAATCTACTTAATCTTAATAAGTATTCTCCATCACCATCGGTTGGTAAATCAAAATCTCCTGATTGAATATATGCAGGTATTGCTGTTTCAGTTCCATTTAATGAAATTTTATTAGTACCAACTTCTTGAGCAAAATATAAAGAAGACCCAAAAGTATTTGTAGCTCCACTTAAATTTGATATTGTTGGAGTTGTAGTAGATGTATATTCTGTTGCATAAGGCACATCATAAGTACTTGCATCTGCATATGAACTTCTTGCAAGTGTCATAGTAGACCAAGTATTTTCTACATAATTATATACTACAGCTCTATTGTTTTGCACTGCTGGATTACCTGAAGGTGTTCCTGCTGGATAAAACCAAATAATCTCATTAAATAAAGAATTATGTGATCCATAGATAATTTCATTAGATGAATAATTTATACCTACGTTTGATCCGGTAGTCGTGAATACAAAGTCTTCAACAAGTGATGGTAGTAATTTAACAGTACCATCGAATACAAAAAAACCTCCACCTGCACCCATCCAAAATACTTTACCATCTGCATATACGGTTGCGTGTTGACCAATACATCCACAGTTAGAACCAACTTGTCTTATTGAAAAAGTAAAAGGTGGACCAACAAACTGCATTGTGTAAGCTGCTTGATCTGTTAAAATTAAATTATAGTCTTTACCAGAAACTGCTGCTACAATTTTATTACCTGTGTCCAATCTAAATGTACCTGCAGTATTAATAGATGTAGGTTGATATACACTAAAATTTTCTTGGTCACTAAATCTAATAAACATAGGATCTTGAGTTGTTGAATCTCCAATAGTTGTTTCAGTTCCAAAATGAACAACATGCCTATCTCTATCTGAAGTTATTGTTAATCTTGATGCTGTTGGTGCACCAGACATGATCACTGCTCTTTGTTCTAGTGGGTTTGAAACACCAGGATTCCAAACAAATGTTTTACCGTCTTTTACTGTTGCTATAAGTTGTTGTCCAAAGTTATCTAAAGACCAACTACCAGGATCTAATACAACAGAAGAAGTTGTAGAACCTGAACCCCAAGTTAATCTACTCCATGTACTTGTACCCCAACCATAACCATATGTTTGAATCGTCGGTCCTATTTCTTCATAAGGATTAATACTTGCAGATCCTGCTGCAGTCATACCTGTACCTGTTTCATTTGATTTCATTTGAATGGTAAAAGTGTTTGCATTTGGTGCAGTTAGAACTTCATAAGTAAAATCTTGAAAATTTGCTACAGTAAAACCTGTGGCCCCACCACCAGGTAAAGTTACCGAAGTAAATGTTACATATTCCCCAACATCTAAAGCATGACTTGTTTTATTTACTGTAACTGTATTAGATCCATTTGTAGATGTAAAAGTTGCTCCTGTAATTGCTGTTGCTAAAGGAGTTACATCATAAAATTTATCTTCATAATAAATATACAAAACTTTTGAAGTACCTAATGCTGCATATCTATTTCCTTCTAAGTCTGTCCAAGTATGTTGAGCACGTGTAGGTCCGGATATAGTTTCTTGGCCTATAGCTGTAAAACCACCTATTTTTTCTGGTTGGCCATATCTAAATCTTACAAAGTCTCCATCAATCCATTGGCCTTCTGCTCCTGAAGGAGTATCTGCTTTATTAAAACCTGGGGCTATTCTTACATTTCTTAAAGGCATAAGCCATTTTACAACATTTTATAGCTTCATCCAAGTAGCAGGGTTAGGTATTAAAATCTCACTTACTTTGTTGGTTTCTGAAGTCATTATAATATCACCACTTATTGATATGCGTGGGGACTTTTCATCTGTTTTTTGTGTTCCGTGTTTAAGTGAACTAGGAAATATAATTAATTGACCAGGCTCATTATTGATAGATAGACTTTGGTGGTTTTGATCATTCCATTCTGTAGCCTCTGGCATATAGAATCTTTGAGTTGGTTCATAGAATGTAATCGAGGAATGATTTTTATTTTTTAAAACATAATAAACAAAACTAAAATGACTTGCTCCATGATCATGAGCAGATATATGATCACCTTTATCTGTGTATGCTACCCATGATTTTGTTATAAAATAATTAACATCTTTGTATTTTAAGTTTTGTAAAAACGTATTTAAATTTATTTTAAGTTCATTAAAAAAATTATTAAATTTTTTATTTAATTGTAATTGATCACCATATAGTGATTCAAAAGAATCTAATTGTCCTGCTTTATCAGAAGTAAAAGCAAATCCAGTTTGATGTGATTTATAATATTTATCTCTATACTTAGGAGGACAAATATCTTTTTCAATAACAGGTATTAATTCCTTGTTAATTTTTTCAAAGTTATTTAATTTTGAAATACCTATTAAAGAACCTAATATTCTAACTGTCTCCATCAAGTTTACCTTGATAGTCAAACCAAATATAACTATTTAGTTTAGATAATAATTTTTCCATATCATTATCCTTTACCACATATACAAGTGTTTCTGTACAAAAATATTTGATAGCTTCATATCTATGGTGACCATCAATTAATACACCATTATTAACCACTAATGGGCATAGTAATCCATTTAGTTTTATATCAATTTCTAGTTGATCTATGAGTTCTTGATTATTATTAGATTGATTAGGCTTTATATCTTTTAAATTATATCTTTGAAGTATTGAATTAAATATAATTTTTTGTGGTTTTAAAAACAATTATTGTACTCTGAGAAATCTATATTGAATTTCACCACTACCACCACTACCACCACTTGTACGGCCGCCATTTACTTGAGCCGCTCCACCTGCACCGCCAGATCCACGTGTTCCTGAAGTTCCTGCTGTACCTGAACCAGATGAAGAACCACCTGTACCACCATTAATATTTCCATTATAAGAATCAGCACCATCTGATCCATTAATTCTACAGTTGTCACCACCACAGTTACCATTATTACTTCCTGAAGAACCATTCCCAGAATCATTAAAACTACTTGTAGGCCCAGAAGTAAGTGTCGTAACATTTTTTGTTGAGCCGTCTGAATCTCTAAAAGTTCCAGATGTAATTAAAAGTGAAGTTGAAACAGCAGCAGTTCCTCCACCACCTGCACTGTTTGATCGCAAAGGTCCTTTAACTCCCCCTCCAGTACCACTTGATCCACCACCTCCATTTAATGTAAATATTGCTCCTGCACTTGATCCTGATAAAGTCGTTGAGTTACCTCCACTTGCAGAAAGATTAAATTGATTTCCACTGTTGTTAGCGGCTCCACCACTACCAATAGCATAAGTTAAAGTTTCACCTTGAGTAACACTAAATACTTTATCAGATACATAAGCACCTGATCCTCCACCAGCACCAGATGATTCACCACCTGCTTTATCATAGTCTGCTCCTTTAATAGAACCTCCACCGCCACCGACACTTGCTTGAATGTGAATTGCGTTAGCACCTTGGGGAACTGAAAAAGTTCCTGAACCAGAACTTAAGGTTTGAATTGAACCAGGCGTAAAAGCTGCAAAGACTAGTTTCCAAACTCCAGAAACTTTACCATAAATTTCGTCTGCTTCTTTCCAAACACCTGATACTTTTCCATAAGCATTTTGTATTTCTTCAAATGTTCCTGATACTTTGCCATAGGTATTAGCCATTAAAACTCCTATGAATATTTAAACCAAATGTCTCCATCACTTCCTCCTGATGGACTTGATGTACTAATTGTAAATTTTCTTTGTAGTTTCGCAGCAGTCACAGCATCGTTAGCAATCTTAGCCGTTGTCACATTTACGTTAGAAATGGCAGCGGTCAAAACAGCATTGTCTGCTAGTTGTGCGCTTTGGATTGCATCGTCAGCTACCTTTGCGTTTGTCACCGCATCATCAGCTATAGAAATTGTACCTATACTACCACCTAAAGTATCTAATGATACTTCATTTAAGTTTGTGCCATCTGCGTATGCTGCAAATATTTTAGAAACATTTGGTACAAATCCTGTTCCTGATACAGTTTTAATCGTAAGGTTTGTAGGATTAGTTACAGCAGTACAATCAAATATATAAAATTTTTCTATTGAGTCTGGTATAGTTACTGTTGATGAACTTGCAAGTGTAATGGTTGCAAATTTGATTACCATATTTCTAGCAGTAGAAATAGATGCATTACTCATTACTAAAGCTGTTGTAGAACCACTTGATAAAGTTATAGATTCAAAACCTGCTATTGCTTGTTGAACAAGTTCTAAATTTGTATTTGTTTTAGTTCCCCAAGTACCGGCATTCTCACCGGTAGCCATTAGCTCTAGTTTAAGATCTGATGAAAATGTTGATGCCATAATTCTGTATTATACCCTCTTTAAGCTGCCTTATCAACTTCAGTCCAAGTATTAGAAACTCCTTTATTTACTTCAGTCCAAGTATTAGTAACATTAGGGTCTACATTAGACCAAGCAGTAACAAGAGGACTATTGATAGAACTTGTTAATTGAATACCTGTTACTGAAACTACTGTATTTAGATCTATAGTTACTGAATTTGTTGCCGTTGTTAGTTGAGACCCTGTCACATTTACAGGAGTATTAACCTCTACTGTTTCTTCACCTAAAGAAGCTGTTATTTGTGTTCCAGTAACATTGACGTTTGCATCTCCAGTAACACTTTGAAGTGCACCTGCAGTCATTATTATGTCATGCTCGGTGACGACTACACTTACATTACCGTCAGCACTAATTGAGAAAGTTCCTAAAGTTCCAGTTAGTTGAGATCCTGTGACCGATACTATTGCATTACCTACAGGAGTTTCTTCTCCCATAGACATTGTTAATTGTGATCCTGTTACATTTACAGGAGTATTTAATGCAGCAGTTACTGAACCTATGTTAGCTGATAGTTGAATACCTGTTACATTTACATTAGCGTGGCCAACTACAGTTGAAGTGCCAATACTTCCTGTAAGTTGAGAACCTGTTACTGCAACAGAAGTTGCTGATCCTGCTTGTGAGGAAAAAGGTATTTGTGAAAATGATGCAATTCCAAAAGCCATTTACTAGGCTCCGGGGTCAGTGATGTTATTGCCGTCGATCGCAGCCCATTCTTGGATTTCTTGGTAATGCCTGTTTCCTTCGCTATTAGGAACAAATAAAGTTTCTGTATCTGTAACCACTTTAAAACAAAATTTATTTGTTTCTCCTTCAATATATATTTTTTCTACTGTGTTAATCATAATTATAACTCCGCCTCAAATGCTATAAAAGCAGATGTACTATTTGTAACTCTTACAGTTAAACCATTTCCAGCAGTATAAGGTGTTCCACTATCTGCAATTAATTCTACCATAGCAGCATTAACTGATGCGTCTATTATTGATCCAGCACTTACTGCATCATTTACTTGTCCTGGTCTTAAAGTTTCTAAAGCACTTTCTGTAAGAGTTGGATTACCTCTCATTGTAATTGGAAAAACAACAACACCTCTATATTTATTTGTAGTAGTTGCAAAACCATTTGATACTGCTCTTTGGTCTGAAGCATCTCCTTGTCGTCTAAAATAATATCTTTGACATCTCTGTAAATTTACATCATGTGGTAAAAATTCAAAGTCGCTGGCCACCGAACCTGCTTCTAATTGTACGCCTGTGATTTGAACAAAATCATTTGCACTAGCTAAAGCATTTACTTGACCTACTGCTCTGTTTGCAGTTGTAACTGATGACCAAGAAGTAGATAAAGTTCCAGAAGTAAAGTTACTTCCAGCAGTAAGAAATAAACTTACACTCATACTATCTCCATTGTCATTACCAAAAGCACCAGTAGTATCTCCAGCAAAAGTAATTGTTTTGTATTCCCAAGTTGATGCTGATGAAATTGTGTAAGATTTAGAAATTTGTCTACTATTATCTAAATCATAAAGTTCAGCAATATAAGTTCCTGTAACTGTAGCTTTTATCCAGAAAGATAATGTTAAACTTTCAGCACTTGATGTTCCTTTTTTTAAATATTGTAAATTCTGACCTTCAAATATTTGTTGTATTCTATTTGTATCATTAGCACCTGGACTAGCACCAGATCCAGCTTCTATAACTTTAAATGATTTTGCAAAACCAGAACCACTTGGTGCGTCAGTTTCTTGTGAAACATTTAGTGTTCCAGCACCTCTTAGTATTTTAAATCTATCTACTGTATCATAACCAGTAGAAACATTAGAAGCAGAAGTTCCTCTTTGTGCTAAATCCATTCCACCATTAATTATTATATTCCTGAAGTTCGGTTCTCGAACATCTGCTAGTGCTGGGTTTCCTATTCTAGTTATTGCCATATTATGCTCCTATCAACGCTTTAATTTCGTCGTCGTCCAATCCTAAATCTTTTAGCTTCTGTTTACCAGAGGCTTTTTTATCTATTGCTGTTTGTTCAGCGTCTTTTAATTCTTGTTCAACAGTTGGTATCATTGCTTCAATATCTTCTTTTGATATTGGTGTTGTGCCATTTAGCCATTCGATAGTATCTATATCATCATTTTTATATGTAAATTCTGCTTCTAAATTTATTTTTTTTATTGCTTTGTGTATATTCATATTATCCTGCTATCTCTATTAAAACTATTTCTGATCTAGAACCACCTTCTTGAAATCTACAAGTACCACTATCTGAAGTACTATTAACTTTACCTTGTGTTTTAAAAGTTATTTGTGAAGTAGTTGAAGGTTCGTCTAGATGAGCAATTGCAAAGGTATCTCTACAACCTTGACCATTAGCAGCACCAGTTCCCACTCCAACTGTTTTAATACTTATTGCTGTTGAATCTCTTAAAAGTTGAAGAAATGTATTTATCTCATAAGTTTGTCTTTCCATTTGAACATTTTGAGAAACTAAAATTAATATTTTTGAAGATGTTGCAGATGGAGTTATGTTAGCTGTTAAACTTGTGTCTGCATATGAAGTTGAAGTAATTTGAGTATTAGTTGTAGTTTCTCCTGTCACAACTTGCAATACTTTTCCAAATCCAGTTGCCGTTCCACTGTTTGCAATAGTAGCACCACTAGGAATACTAATCGTATCACCAGATGCACCGATAGTAATAGTATCAGAACTCTCGTTGATAATATTATTACCTGATGTATCTTGTATCGTGTCTACTTTTAAAATTGCTGTCATT